CCGTACCTTACAAAAGTCTCAGGAAGGACCCATTTTTTTAATGGCTTCGACCATTCGCTCCGACTATGATTATTCCTATTCAATACAAGGAGAATGTAATGGGTAACAATATAATCAAAATAACTTTCGTAGCCGCAGTGCTGGCATCACCAATTGCTCATGCCCAGTGGGTAACTAATACTGAAGATGACCTTTTCTCTGGTGGTAAGAAAGCAATGATGCTTGGCGAGGTTTCATCCGACAATGGCGCCATTGTGTTTGACTGCACTAAAGAAAAGCTATCGGCGGCATACGTTGAAATGGATAAAAGCACCGAATCACTATCAGAGGTACCAATGGACCTGATAATGAAGGTCGACGGGAATACCGCAGTGAAGCTCGATGCTACCCTTTCAAGACGTAATGTTCAGAGCCTCCAGATTCAATCGGATGACGCGGACCAACTAAAAACAGTGCTTAAGCAGCTTCAGGGGGCGAAATCCAAA